GCGGTCTGGGGCGGCGATGCCGTCTCGGCTCGCTTATTCGTGGGAGTAGGACATGGCTAAACGCCAGTTCTACATGGAGTCGCTGGAATCATTCAGCGGTGGCCTAAACCTGAGGTCCGATCAGTTCAACCTGAAGAAAAATGAATCACCTGATTTGTTGAACGTGGTTGTGGACCCCCGTGGCGGTGTACGAATGCGCGACGGTGTTGACCGTCGCAACACGACAGCGTTGTCGGCTGATGTTGAAGGCATGTGGGGGTTGCACACTGATTCGGGCACCAACCATGTCATGGTCAACTACGGCACCAAGGTCGCATATTCAACTACCGCAAACTTCACAGACCTGACGGGGATAACAGCACGCACCGATGGCACCCGCGTATACGGCATGACAATGAACAACGTCGCCTACGGGGTGTCTTACGATCAGGTGTCATTCAAATGGGATGGCGCAACAGCCTCCGATTTGGGTACGACACTGGATGGCACGGCGGGCAACATGCCGCAAGCCCAATACGTGACCTTTTGGAACAACTTTGCGTGGACGGCAAACACCTACGAGGGATCCACGGCGCATAAGACACGGGTCCGCTGGTCGAACGCTAATGACCCTGAGAAGTGGGCTGCCGACGACTACGTAGACATCGACAAGGGCGAACACGGCGATTACATCACTGCGATTGTTCCGATGGGTGATCGCCTGCTGGTATTCAAAACGAACAGTGTCCACGCCATATTCGGCTGGGACTCTGATTCATTTCAGGTTGTGACACTAACCAACGATGTTGGTTCTGTACCGCTATCTAGCCCTGTGTCTACCCCTTATGGGGTGTTCTTCTGGTATGGGCAGGCAGGCGTGTACGTGTTCAACGGTGAACAATTCGTGTGGTTGTTCAACAACTTGCAACCAGCGATTGATGATCAACGAATCACATTCGCTCAGAATCCGCAGTTGGCTTGGGGCAACAACAAACTGTATGTGTCGATTGATTGGACTGAGGATGGGTCTACGGCTCGCCGCACTTTGATGTATGACCCGACACTCAGCGAGTTGGGTGCATGGGTTCTAAGCGACATTGATGCTGGCCCCATGTTTGCCTACCGCCCACCTAATGGGGCGGGCACGGTGTATGCAGGTTGTGTCGCTAACACGGGCATCGTGGTCGATGTCGAGGATGACCAGAATCGCACCAGCGACCGTTACGTGGGGTCCACTGAGGCCCATATTGCTTCCTATTTTGTGACTAGGTGGGTCACTGGGAAGAATCCTGTGGTGAAGAAACGGTGGGGTAAGCCTCGGATGATCACATTGGCTGAGTCGTCAATCACTTTGCCGATAACAACGTATAAAGATTACGACAAGGCTGAGCAGGCTTCATCGTTTGATGTGAACATTGTTGGCCGTACATCTACGTCGCTGTGGGATACCGCCAAGTGGGATGAATCGGATCCTGCTTCAGCGTATGTCGCTGTATGGGATGCGATTGCCAAGGATTTGGTCACGGATGTAAAGGCTTTGCCGACTCTTGGGACAGCAAAAGCAATAAGTATGAAGGTGAACGGGCCGACGGGCACGAATAACACATGGGAGGTGAACGCATTGGCGTTCACATATGTCCCTAGGAGGCTCCGCTAGATGGGTACTTTGGCGGTTACTAACGATTTTTCGGCTGGGACAAGCATTGTCGCGGCCGACATGAACCAGAACTTCACTGATGTTGAGACGTTTGTGAACTCATCGCCGGGCGTGGTTCAAAACGATTTGGTTGATGCTCAGGGCGATTTGTTTGCTGCTACTGCGGCTGACACGGTGACGCGTTTGGCTGTGGGCACCGACACCCATGTGTTGACTGCCGATTCGGGTGAAGCGACGGGTCTGAAGTGGGCTGCGGGCGGGGTGCCGGCCACGGGCGGCACGTTCACTGGTGCTTTGACTGGCACCGATGCAACATTTACGGGGACAACGACAACATATTTGGCGTTCAACAACCAGACAACAACGGCTTACACACTGGTACTAGCGGATGCTGGGAAGGCCGTGGAGGCCGATAATGCGTCTGCGAACACGTTGACGGTTCCACCAAACTCCAGTGTGGCGTTTCCTACAGGCACACAAATCATTGTCATCCAGCAGGGTGCTGGTGCGACAACGATCACGGCGGGTGCAGGAGTGACTTTGCGTTCTAAAGATGATGCTTTGGATATTGGTGGTCAGTACGCATCGGTGGCGCTCATCAAGAGGGGCACGGATGAGTGGTATGTGACGGGGGCGCTGGCCTGATGGGTATTTCTCCTGCCCTGTTAGGGGCTGTTTCCAGTAGCGGCGGCGGCGGTGCCTTGACGGCGTTCGGTGGGATCATCACGCAGTACGTCGATTCTGGTACGACATACAGGGTTCATACGTTCCGTGGTTCAGGCAAGTTCGTGGTGTCTAGCGGTGCGGCTGATGTGGATTATCTGATTCTTGCGGGCGGTGGCTCAGGCGGTGGAGTGAATACGAACTACACCGCTAGCGGTGGTGGAGGTGCTGGTGGCCTGACTTCGGGTACAGGCGTTGCTGTGAGTGCAGGATCATACACCATTACTGTTGGCACAGGAGGCCAGTTCGCTACTACGCATGTTGCGGCTTACGACGGCAACGATTCGGTGGCTTTAGGTATTACCGCTGATGGAGGCGGCAAGGGGGGAATCAATCCCAACGGTTCTGGTGGAGCGGGCGGTTCTGGCGGTGGTGGTGTTGACGCTGGCACAGGTGGCACAGGAACCGTAGGTCAAGGAAGCGATGGAGGCGATGGTAGCGGTAGCGGTTCTGGCGGTTCTGGCGGTGGTGGCGGTAGGGGGGCTGCTGGTGCGAACGCCACTGGAGGTTCTGGAGGAGGTGCTGGTGGGGTCGGCTATACGGGCCAAATGGGTTGGTCTGCCACAACGCTTGCTCTGGCTGGCGGCGGTGGTGGTGGCGACATGAGTGCTAGTGGTGGTGGCAACGGCGCTGGAACATACGGTGGCGGTGATGCGTTCCGAGGTACAGGCAACGACACTAGCGCATTTGGGGGTGCCCCCAACACTGGCGGCGGGGGTGGAGCGGCAGCAAATGAAGCATCGTCTTACAATGTTTTCGGCGGTGATGGCGGTGCGGGCATGGTCATCATCCGATACGAGGTGGCTGCATAATGGCTGATCCCGCATACATCGTTGACGGTGTTCTCACTGACGGTGAGGCATGGGTCAGCCTCGGCACGACAACACTCGGGTCGGACACGGCCACGGTCACGTTTACTTCAACGGATGACGGTCAGGTCGGGGACTGGTCCCAGTACATGGATTTGATTCTCATTGCCTACGCTAGAGGAGAAACAGCCGCCATTTGGGACAACGGCCTAATGCAGTTCAATAACGACACGGGATCAAACTACTCGTATCAGGTACTCGTCGGTGACGGCTCATCCGCTGCTGCTGCTTCGGGCACAGCCACAGGAGTCTACATCCGCACATTGGGTACATCCGCTGGAACCAACGAGTTCGCTGCGGTGATAGCACACCTGTTTGACATCAACTCGGGGAAATACAAGTCCGTGGTGACACAGGCTGCTGCTGATTCTGACGGCGATGGGTTTGCCCGCATGGGTGCGGATACTTGGAAGTCGCAGGCTGCGATTACGGAGATAGATTTGGTCCCTGGCTCAGGCAACCTGTTAGCAGGTTCTTCGTTCTCGTTGTTCGGTGTGTTGCCAAGGATGGTGGCCTGATGGCTGTTATCGAAGCAATCGAAACCGTGTATTTGGAGGCTGATGTTTCGTCGGTGGAGTTCTCGTCTATTCCTGCGACGTATGAGCATCTACAGTTCAGGTTGACGGCGCGGAGTTCTTACGCTGCAACAGGACAGGCAACTCTGGATGTGCAACTAGGCACGGGTGGCGGCGCTGTGGATACGGGAACAAACTATTCCCGCCACTACGTGCGAGGAACGGGAACTATCGAAGATGCGTCAGCGGCGACGGGGAGCACAGCCATCGACTGTATGCGTGCCGTCAACGCAAACGAAGTATCGACTAAATACAGTCCTTCGATAATGGATATTTTGGATTATGCCAACGCCAATAAGAACACAACGGTGCAGGCTATGACTTGGGCAGACAAGGCAGGTTCATACCCTGAGATGGGCTTTGCGAGCGGGTTGTGGGATGCCACTGGGGCCGTAGATCGGGTCAAGTTTACGTTGTCGGGAGGTAGTTATAACTTTGTGCGTGGTTCTGAGTTCACCCTCTACGGATTGAAGTCCTCCTGATGGCTGCTTTCACTGTTATCGACCACACCGAACTCGGCGCATCAGCATCGTCATGGGATGTGACCAGCATCCCGTCGTCCTACGACCATCTCTACATGGAGGTGTCATGTCGTACCGATTCTGGATCGACCGTCGATCAGTGGGGGTTGAGGTTCAATGCCGACACAGGTAGCAACTATTCCGAAACCAATCTCTACGCATGGTCAAGCACGGTTGCCTCGGGGAGGGATACCGCAGAAACCAGCATCAACAATATGTGGGGCTGTGCAGGAGGAGGTTCGGCAGCCAACACATTTGGGATGTTGACCATGTGGATTCCCCACTATGCCAATACGGCCAACTTCAAGCAGGCCCTTGGTAGATGGGCGTGCGAGTTTGACGGAACGACCAACTATCAGTGGGCTGTGGGGATGCAGGCGGGGCTGTGGCCCGACACTTCCGCTATTGACCAGATCACGCTCATTGACGCAACTGGAGATGATTTCGTCCAGTATTCAACATTCACGCTGTACGGCGTGACAGGCGCTTAGGAGGCGCACATCATGCCAAGACAAAAAGTAGTAAACGGGGTCTACTACGACCTGACACCAGAAGAAGAAGCGGAACTGGAGGCACGGGCTGATGCCGCTGATCTAGACCTCAGCATGGTCCGCTCCCAGCGTGACGGAATGTTGCGCTCCACGGACTGGACACAGGTCGGGGACGCTGCTTTGGGTGACCACACCGCTGAGGAATACGCAGAGTGGCGTCAGGCTCTCAGGGATCTGCCGTCGGTGTACAGTCGTGTGTCTGAGGTTGTGTGGCCGCTCAGCCCGCCCGATCAGGTGATTGAGGATGCCCGCTTGGCGGCGCTTGAAGAAGCGGCCGAATAAATGGAATGGATCGGCTTCGCGGGGCTGATAGCCGCCGCTCTCATAAGCGGCGTTTTTGCGGTAGTCGCATCCAAGTATCGCCGTGAGAACACGGCGCAGCACGCAGCGAATCAGGTTCGACTCGACGCTATTGGCACTGACATCTCTGAAATCAGTAAGGATGTGCGTTCTGTACGTGAGTGGCAGCATCGTCATTTGGAGTGGCATGCGGAGCAGGGGGCGGCGTAATGGCTGTTGTTTATAAGCCGACACACAAAATGTTGGGACAGGATCGCCGTTCTATTGAGTATGAGTTGCGAAAGATCGCAGAGAAACTAGATGAATTGAATAGCCGCGTGGCGGCATTGGAGACACCGTAATGGGTATCAGACGTACAGCAACAGAATATGGTGCTGGCATTGGCGACGAAGCCTTGGCGGTTTCGTCCACGGCGGTTGCATTGACGCCCACAACGGGGGCGGTTGCGGCGATGGTCACGAACGGCGCTAACGCCGTGCGTGTCCGTTGGGGCACACCGACTGCATCCGTTGGGCACTATTTGAATCCGTATTCGGTGCTTGACCTGTACAACGATGATCTCAGCGATGTGAAGTTTATTCGTGTGGCATCGGATTCAACAATCCATGTCACTTATTTCGGGTAGGTAGTTATGCCAAGGCTTTCCCAGCGTGTAGATCAGGTTTCTACGGGGGATATTTCTGGTGTCACGGCGGGCACGAACATCTCAGGCGGGGGAACCAGCGGGACAGTCACCGTAAATCTTGCTGTTGACGCTGCCGTTGACATGGGAACTGACGGATCTGGCGTGGATGTGACGTTCCATTCCGCTACCGCTGGCGACAACATGCTCTGGGATGCCAGCGATGAGAAGTTGGTCATCACAGGCACCGACGGGGCGAACGCCTTGGAGGTGGCCGACGGTGATGTCGAGATCACCGACCAACTCACTGTCTCTGGTGGTCTGGTAGCCCCTCTCCAGACCAATGCCCAGACAGGTACGACGTACACGTTCGTGCTGGCTGACGCTGGGAAGTTGGTTACTTCATCGAACGCCTCGGCGCAGACGCTCACGGTGCCGCCCAACTCGTCTGTTGCTTATGCAACTGGTACCCAGATCATTGTGGCGGCTCTGGGGGCTGGGACTGCGACGCTGGCTGCTGGCGCTGGTGTGACTTTGCGGTCGAAAGATAGTGCTTTGGATATTGATGGTCAGTATGCGACGGCTAGTTGTGTGAAGGTTGCCGCTGATGAGTGGCTGGTATTCGGGGCGCTCGCCTAGGGGTTTGTGATGGGCCGTCGAACCTTGGATCCGCATGGAATGGGCGCACCGTTGATTGATCCGTTTGTGCAGTTTCAACCAGCGGTCGCTGCTCCTGTGGCCCCTGTGGCTGCTGCGACGACTCCGAGGGCTGTTGCGGCGGCGGCTGTACCGCAGTCTGTTGCAGCCGTTCAGGCTGCGGCTCCGTATGTTCCTGCTCCGTTTGGTCGTGGTGGTGCGGGTGATCGCACTGCCGAGTTGTTGCGGTCGTTGGCGATGAATCAGTTTGCCCGTGAGCAGGTGGGTCGTGTGCAGGCGACTGCGTTGGATGATATGGGGCGCAGGTTTGGGGATTTGCGTCGCCAGATTTCTGGGGGAATGAATCGGCGCGGGATGTTGGATTCTGGGCAGCGTGATCGGGCGTGGCGCAGGTCGTATGCCGATGAGGTTCGTGATGTGGGCCGTTTGGGTGACACGTTTGATTCGCAAAGGTTCCAATACGATTTGGGTGATTTTGGTGCCGAGGGGACGTATGCGAACAGTGGGTTGGCTGCGTTGCAAAATGATGTGGAGCGGCGTGCGGCTGCGGCTGCCGATATTCGGGCTGCGAGGGTTTAGCCGTGGCTGGTCGTTCCGACATTGGGGCTTCGGCTGGGTTGTCTGTTCCTGATCAGTCCGTTTGGAACGGTAGGACGATCAAACGTGAGGATCGCCCGCTGTGGAATCAAAACGAAATAAATCAGGCGGTCATGGAGGCTGTGAATCGAGGCAATTATCCTCAGCCTCAGGTTGCCCAGTATGACCAACCAATCAATAACACTTGGAAGCCTGATTGGTTGGATACGGCCGACAAGTGGATTGGGAACAAGGCAGCCGATTTGGCTTCACGCGTCGGTGAAGGAGTCAAGAGTGTTCCTTTTGGCGCTGAGGGTTCTCGGGCTGATCGTGCCCGCGATTGGTTAGTTGATAATGCTGGCGATTGGTTGCCGTATGCGGCTGCCCCCGTAACGGGTGGTTTGTCGCTGGGGCCGACGCTGAGTGGCCCTGCTGCGGATGCTGCGACGGCGACGGCTGATTGGTTGTTTGCGGCACCAACGCCAACTCAGGAAGAAATTGATACGGCCACGGATGGGCGTGATTGGTCCCCACCGACCATTGAGGGTGCGGCTGCGACTGCGGCTGCTCATCAGGCAGCCGCTGCCGCTGCTGCCGCTGCTGGTGGCGGCGCAGGTAGCGGTGGCGGTACAGGCGGGGGGACTGGCGGCAAGGGCGGCGGCGGGGACGGCGACGGGGGTCCAGACACCGACACAGATGTCGGCGACGGGGATCCAGACGCTGGGGACACTGGGCCAGACCCTGCTGGGGAGGAGACTCCCCCTGTGGAGGTTCTGGTTGAGGAACTGTTCGTAAATCTGGTCGATGACGCTGAGGACGCTTATGTCGCGGCGGTGGAGTTTTACGATGAACGTGAAAATGTTTTGGGTCAAAACATTTTGGACATGGAGGCGTTGCGGCGCGCTGGGATAGTTGATGCCGCTGAGGCACAACGCAAGGCGTTGTTGGAGTTGCAAAGGACTCGCACTGAACGCCTGAGGCTGGATGAGATCGCAGCCACGGGTCGTCTGGGAGAACTTGAAGGTTTCCGTCGCACTCAGGAACAAAATGTTTCTGATCGGATTCGTGACCGTGGCGCTGGTGTGCGTTCAGATTTCGATTCTCGGATTGCTGTCGCTGAGGCTGCGTTGGCGGCTTTGGGGATTACGTCGGCTCCTGAGTTGGATGCTGCGGGTTCGTTGGGTGGGGCATTGTTGGATTCGCAGGCTGGTTCTCAGCAGGCGTTGACGGACAGGTTCCGTGTCGCTAATGAGCATGCTGCCGTGGATCGCGGCATGAACCTTCAGGGCACATATCAGCAGGCGGCTATGGCGTTGGCTGATTATTTGTGGGATGCGAATCGTCAGAATGATGCTGCGGAGCAGGCTGGCCTTCAGGGGTTGTCTGAGGGTGTGTTGGGTCAGCAGCAGGAACTTGAGAACACGTTGGCTAATAGCCGTTTCAGTGCTGGTCAGGATTTGCGGTCGCAGGTTGGGGCGTTTGATCCTGTGACGGGGCAGCAGATCAATCCTATGGGTGGCAGTCTGGGTGCACAGAATTATGCGCAGTTGATTCAAATGCGTCAGGAGGCTGATGCTAAGGCCGAGGCTGAGGCTCAGCGTCAAGCCGAGTTGGCTCGTCAGGCTGGTTTCTACGGGTCGGTTGGCAATTACATGGGGTTGAATGAGGG